TTGAAACCAATCTTAGGCTGGAAGGAATCCTGATCAACTGCACGAACCATCTGTAGAGGAACGTATGGGCAATAGAATAGACCAGCGTCGAACGCTGACGAACCCTTATAGCCAACAGTTAGGTAGTTACCACCGATTGCGTATGGATCGATGTATACCTTTAGACGACCGTTAAGAACACCAGCGAAAGTGTTACCAGTGTCATCTACCTGAAGATTGTTTGAGTTAAGAGCAGGGGTGTAATCAAGAACACCAGCCATCTGTAGAGCAGAAGCAACGTCTGAAGAACAGATAACAAGATTACCCTTACCACGACGAGTGCTCTTAGCAATTTGGTTAGCTTCTCTTTCAAGCTGGAACATAAGACCCTTAAACTTTTCAACTGACCAACGACCGTTTGAGTCGGTGTCAAGATCGAATATACCAGCAGTAGTTACGTTATCCTGAGCGCCAGCAACAGCAGTGATGTTGATAGTACGAACAACTTCACGGTTGATTTCTGCAAGGATTTCAGCTGATAGAATATTTGACAATTCTGTTTCAGCATCAAGACCATGGATTGCCTTAAGATCCTGGGCAAGTTCCATAGTGTATTCTGCCTTAAGAGCACGAGTGTTAGCAGTTACTGTAACCTTTTCGATGCTGAAAGCCATCTGTGGGAAAGCAGTATTTGCTTCAGTTCCAAGAGCTTCGCCCTGTGCTCTTGACATACCAACACCAGTGTTGTATGTATTAACAGCAGTAAGTGGTGAGGTGTTTGAAGCACCTGGGATAGAACCAACAAACTTGTTACCGAAAGTGTTAGCGCCAGAAGCAACAGTTGAAAATGTAGTATCAACTTCGTTGTAGAAAGTTTCTGCTCCACCCTGGCCATTTGTAGTATTGGCATAACGTGAACGCATAGCAAAGATCAAGCCAGTTGGGCCAGTCATTGGCTGAACGCCACAGATGTCATAGGCAATAAGGTTAGGCATTGCACGACGTACTAGAGAAATAAGAACTGGATCGAAAGTATCGATACCAGAACCGCCAGCCATAGCATTAGGTGGTACTAGAGAAGTAGTTTCTGTCATCATAGTCTGATACTGACCATGAGCGGCAGATTCCATTAGAGCCTTCTCAGTGTTCTCAAGCATAATTGCAGTTACGGAACGGCGATGCTGATCCTTAATAACGCCAAGAGCGTTATGATCAAGGACAGGTGCCCACTTGTTTTGAATTTCCTCAGCTAGATACATTTATTTTTCCTTTCGGGTTTTAAAATAGGATATAAATTATTTATATTAAATTACTTTTTAACGTTTCTGGCAATTGCCTGAGCATAACGGTTAACGTTTGGATCTACGTAACGGTTAGTTGATTCAGTAAGTTCGCCTTCGAATGTTTCTTCTTCGATATTAGAAGAATATGAAGCTGGTTCAGTACGGAAATAATTTTCCTTAATGATGTTCAACTTTTTCGCATATGTTTCAAGATTACCATCAAATTCAATTCCTTCGGCTAGAGCTGAGAACTTTTCCTGCTGTGTTAGTGCAAGGTCAGAAGCAAGTTCTTCAAAAATACCTCTAGCTTGATCCTCTACTAACTCACCCTTTAGAGCTGAGTTTTCAGAAATTGTTTCGTCAAGCATTTCTTCTAAATCACTTACCTTCTGAGCAAGTGCTTCTAGAACTTCTACCTTATCTTCAGGAACATTAATGTAATGCTCTGAGAAAAGATTCTTTAGTCCATCCATAAATTCTTCCATAATTTCATTGCGGAGAGTCGATTCGATGGCTACTTCGTTTTCCTTCATCCAGTTTTCTACAACGTAGTCTAGATAAGTGTCGATTTTTGAAGTTAATTCTTCATTAATAATAGATACCTGCTCTTCAAGCTTCTGTTCGAATTCTTCTTCAAGACGAGCGGTTTCTGTAATGATACGAGCAGAAATAGCTGCTTCGAAAAGGGTTGATGCCTTGTCCTTGAATTCTTCGGAAAGATCTGAACCAGCAAACATTTCTTCAACATCTTCTTTCATATTAAGCTTTGGCATCCCGTCCTTAGTTTTTGGACCCTTGCCAGTAGTCATATCGATAGTTGACGCGTTGCTTGCGGAATTGTCACCAACGCCGTATGTCTTGCCTGGACCAAACTGAGCCATAGTTGCATTAAACCAATGAGTAAGATCACCCTTTGACATCTGATGCATCTGGCCCATAACTGACTGCATCATACCAATCTTTGACTTGGCATCACCAGCGGGCTTAGAATTTGGCTTAAGAGTTGCTGCAGCCATAGTTTCTTCTTCTAGACCGTCTTCTTCGCTCTCAATTGCGTCGACAGGAAGCTCTTCCATATTTTCTAAGTCTTTATTTTTTTCGTTAGCCATTAAAAAATCTCCTTAATAGAATTTAAAATTATTTATATAAACTTGTTCTTTATTGCTAATGAAGCAATATAATCTTCGAAAATAGCCAAACGTTGCTCTTCAAGGTGCGACTTTGACATGCTATGGATTTTATTTTTTGTTTCATGTAACTTTTGTTCGTGCCAGGTATTCTTGACTGGATCATAAAGCCATTCAACATTTTCCATAATGCCCTTAACAAAAGCATCGGGGGCGGAAGGATCAGCAACAATATCAGCAGCAGTTGAAAGCTTAAGATCGCTTTGAACAACCATACGACCATTTGATTCTTTTAAGGAACCCATTGCTCGAGAAGAAACACCAAGGTTAGCACCAGACTCCAAAAGACCACGAGCGATATTACCCATTGGAGTTTCGGTAAGTTTTGCTTTTCCAAGGAAATTATTCCCATTTCTCTTTAGTTCTGTAATGATATGCGAAACACGATCAAGGTTAATTGATGGCCCAGATGGATGACCAAGTTCGCCATAGGCGCGACCCTTATCGACTGTTTCTTTCATATAACGATTAACTTCATTTTCTAAAACAGCTATTGGATAAACACGACCATTACGATTTTGTAATTCAGCCTGTAAGAATATACCTTCTATATAGTAGTCTTTCTTACCGTTTTCTTTTGCTTCAGTAACGAACTGAACGTCTTCAACTAATTCTGTAAAGAGTTTCATGGTTTCCTCTTAATTCTTGTAAGCAACAGGAACGGCTACTAATGTAGCGGATGTATTATTTGATGTTAAAATATCTGTTGCACCTTTTTCTACAATCAATGTTTCGCCACCAATAATAGACATTGTCCATTTAGTAGTAGTATTTGTAGAATCTTTACATGTAATTAGAGCTAAAGTTGTAACTGCAGAAGCATGTGATAATTTTACTAATGCGCTGTTGCTATAAGAACTAAAGGTTATTGTATTACAAACAGATTCTGTTCCGAGTGGTTTAATTATTGCTGCCATTATATTCTCCCTGTATCTGAATCGCCAACATTACCAGAAGGCATTCTTATAGGAGTATCTCCAGGCGCTGATTCTTTTTCTGTTTTCTTTTTCTTAGTGATCTCGTTAATCTTTTCTTCTTTAACAGCATCTCTGTAAGCAGCATCTTTGGCGTTAGCATCAGATGTACCAACCTTTGCTTTCAATCTTTTATAATCAGGATTCATTTTATCAAGAGCCAAAGCTTGAGTTTTAGCTCTTTTTTGAAAAGTAGAAAATCCTTTATCAGTATTTACGTCAGCAGTGTCCATTGATTTTGCTGCACCTCTAGCAGTACTCAAAGCAAGTGCATCTGAAATCTCATCAATCTGTTCTTCTTCTTCTTCTTTATGCATACCATAGTAAGCACCTAGTGCTCTTTTAATACGCTGTTTCTTTGAATCACCAGAAAATGTTTTATTCTTGCTATGAACGAAATCTGAAATTACTTCACTAGCTGGAGTTTTCTTAGTCAATACTTCCTGAAGTTTTTTCTTATCAGCAATCATTCCTCTTTTGCCTGGCTTTGCTTCTGGTACAGATTTACCGCTGCAACCACATGACTCACCTTCATAAGCCTTACCGCATGATTCACATTTCATTGATTCATAAACTTTTTCAGCGTCACCTTTTTTATTTCCATAACGTTTTTCTGATTTAGAATTTAATGCATAATGTTCATCATTTCCACTGTACGGATCTTCATCATTACCTACACGATCGGCATGCTTTTCAATCTTATGTTTCTTGGCGAAATCCTGATTGCCTGACGATGCATTAAAGTCAGAAATATCTGCTGGTTCTGTTTTACTCTTTTTAACACCAGCTAGTTTGTTTTCTTTTTGGGCTTTTGGAGCAACGTCTCTGAGCGGTTTCGCCATTTGTTTAATCCTCTGATTCTTCTTCGTTATCTGGTGTATAACCATACATTTGTTGAGCGACAGCTATTTTCTTATCATTTACTGCTGTTGCAATTCTATCAACGATCAAATCGTTAAATGCTGTTTCGAAATCTAATGGTTTCTGTTCATAAGCAGTTGAAATTAAATCTGTAATATCATATTTATATTCACTCATATATTAACCTCATTGTGTTTGTTGAGCATTACCACTGCCCAATGAATTAACTATATCTGGGTTTTTAGCAACTAATTGAACTGCTGCTTTATACTTAGACTGGTCCTGAATAGAACGGTTAGCAGGACTACCCTTCTGTTTCATTTGTTTAATGAAAACCATAGCCTGTCTTATTTCTTCTTGTTTGTTAGTTTCTTCAGGCGAAGCCTGTTGACCTTGATCCTGAGCCGCTGCTTGCTGTTGCATTTGCATAGCATTCTGCTCAATCATTGGATTCATCCAACGTGGATCCTGTGATTGATTCTCGGCAGCAATCTGTGCTTCCTGCTCTTCAATATCAACGTCAGTCTGCTGAAGAACGTTTCTACGAATCCAATCGTGTGAATAATACTTACCAGCAAAATCCTGGAATGCACCAGCCAACTGAATACGACCCTGAGCAATCTCAGCATCTTTAAGCTCAGTGAAATAATTATCTTTGGCATAGTCAAACTTAATGTCGGATACAAACACATTCCAATCATCAGGTGTCATAATTCCCTTAAGAACTAATTGTTTTTCAAGCATCTTAATGAACAGCTGAGAAAATCTAGAACGAAGACGAATAATGAAACGAGCGAACTTCAACTCATCGCGAGTAATTTCAGTCGCGCGACCAATAGAAAATAGTGCGTCTGAGTTAAGACGACTTACAGGAACATTTAAGCACTGGAGAAATTTCTTTTGGAAATATAGAACGTCGTCCATTTGACCTAGTGTCTGACCGCCTGGTAGGGTAGTAACCTCCGTACCTCTACCACCTTCACGACGAGGAAGCCAATAGTCTTCCAACATGGTCATGAACTTACGGTCGTCTCTAATTTCTCCAGTTGCCGCATCATAGATCAAACGATTCTTATGTTTGACCATGATATCGCGAACATACTGCTCTGCCTTCATCTTAGGAAGATTACCAACGTCAATGTACCAAATACGACGTTCGGGGGCGCGAGCTAAACGATAGATAACCAAAGCATCTTCTAGTGTACGCAATTGATTAAGAGCCTTAATGGCTTTATGCAAATAAGAAAGAACCATTGTACCTTGATTATCAGTCAAACCAGATACAACATGAACTACTGAATCCTTGGCAATTTTCAAACCAGAAGTAGTTGGTCCGGATGTTCTATTGCCATAATTAAACCCTTTATCATTAAAGATAAAGTATTCGTTAGCAACCCTAGAGATAACTGCATCACCAGAGTTACCATTAGGAACTTTCTTTTTCGAAACTTCTCTTACCTTACGGATCTTACGTGGATCAACGTAACGTAGTTCTTTGATACCTTCTTTGGGGTTTTTGTCATCAACAAGCACATGATAATATAAACGCCCATCAACATACCAACGACGGTATATATCGTAGGCATGAGTATTAAATTGTAGTAAAGCTAAACAATTTTGGAATTCATCGGTTACCACTTTTTTAATTTGTGGTGACATTGTTTTAACGTTTTCTAAATTAATCTGTACAATTACTTCTTCATCAATAGAAATAGATTCGTTAATAATTTCATCAACCGCTGAATCACATTCGGGATGAAGCGACATCTCGCGATACTTAGTTACTAATTCTGCTTCTGTTCTAACAGTTCCGTCAAGATCAACATATGTACCAAACGCACCACCAGCTGCAACAACGACTGCACCATCATCTGTCTCCTTTGGAGCAAACGATTGAATCTCATCAATAGCTTTCTGATCTTTTCTTTTAAACTCAAAACCAAATAATTCTGCCATTTAATTCTCCAAATTGGAGGGGATTTGTTCCCCTCCTATAATCATAAAAAATATTTATTAGATAGCGCCAGCAGTACCATCTAGCTCAGTTTGTGGTCCATACACGTTTACGCCACCAGCCTTCTTATCAGAAGTCTCAATAACTGGAACCCAATAATCATAAGAGAATGTTACAGAAAATTCTTCGATTTGACTAGCTGAATCCCAGCCAAGTTGAATTTCGCCAATAGATGTTGGGAAAGCCCCAACAAACTGATATGAACGAATTTCTGAACCATCTTTAGAATATTGAATTACTTCTAAGTCTGTCTTATACTGTTCAGCGCCAATGCCAGCATCACGAACATTTGATACATGACGATTAAGAGCATTTGACCAAGTTTCGAACAATGCACGAACAGCGAAATCTTCGTCGTTCATTACTGTTACTGACCAGTCGCCGAAAGTTCTTTCTCCAGCAACTTTAATCTTACGACCAAAATAAGGAATTTCGATTGGAGAAATTGTTGATTCTGGAAGAGCAGCAGTACGGCAAACAAAACGGAACTTGTCTACAGAAACGCTATCAATGCCAAGAGCTCCTGGCACTGATAGAACTACGTTGAATAGGGATGGTCTGGCACCACCGTACACCAGACCATTTTGTTTGAAGCTATTGATATTAAATGGCATCTAAGATACTCCTTTTGAGCTTTAATCTATTTATTAAAACTTGCCAACAACTTCAGAGAACTGAACACCACTTGGAACAGCAACGAAGTTCAGCTGGATAAAGTTGATTGAACGAGCTGGCTTAATATAGATATCACCAACAAACTGAGCAGTATCAATTACTGATTGTGTGTTATTTGAATCATCACAAACAACAAGGAAATCAGTAATACCACGACGACCCTTAATAGTGCGAAGATAAGGTGTTACAAGATTTTTAAACTGTGCACGAGTAAATGCATCATTGAATTCAAATAGTGAATACTTAGCAGCGGTTGAAATTGCCTTTTCAAGAACGATAAACAATCTACGAACATTAATACGATCGAATGCAGATGGCTTTGCCTGAAGAGTTCTATCACCATAAAGAACAGTTCCCTGACCAGGAGGTGATATAACTGGGTTGATACCATTAGTATAAAGGGTATCACGTTCTGTTTTCTTAGGATTATAAGCAAGCTTAATTGAATTCTTAATGTTTCCGCGATTGAAACCAGCTGGTGACCACCATGCATCGTTAGTTTGATCTGTACGAGCGCATAGACCACCGATGTCGCCGTTCAATGGAATCCAACGGTTTACATCATTGTAGCGATCGTACTGGTATTTATAACCAGAATCAAGAACAGCATAAGAAGTACTACGTACAGCACCTCTCCAATTCTTAAGACTTGATGCTTCGTTACCAACATTGTTAAGCATCATAGCTTTATCTGGTGAAATTAATGCAATACAGTCTCTACGAGTTTCGCAAATGTTATCGATTATATAATTTGCTAGCTGGAAGTTTGAAACAGTTTGACCGCCAACTAATGCTGTTCCGCCGATTGGACGACCCTGTAGAACAAGAGAAATATCTACGTCTTCAGGTGACTGGAACAAGTCATAAGCTTCACCAAGGCAGCTCATTGTTATAGTTGCTTCGTCTCTACCATCATTACCTAGAGAAAACTGGATATTAAAAGGTGATAGTGAAGATGAATTTATTAGGTTTGTTGCAGTGTTTGAAACAGCTGTTGTACGATCATTTGCCCACCAAACATACTGTGAGTTCTTATTAATAACACTCTTATAATAATTATCAGTGCCATCGCCATTAACTGAACTTGTTGCTCTTGATAGACCCTTATAAGTTTCAAGAACAGTGCCAGTTACACCAGAGAACAATCCACCATTATCAACAACTACAACATGAAGTTCGTCATTGACAGAAGTGTTACCATTAACGAATTGATAATTTGACTGACCAGGAGCAGATCCAACTAGATTAAAGAATTCCCAGTTACGGTTAATTGTGCTTGTTACATAATTGTCGCGAAGTCTGTATGGGTCATCAAAAGTAATCTTCAATACGTTAGTGTTTGATGTAAGAGTAAAGTCAGAACCAACCGCCGGAACGATTGTAGAAATTGCAGTTCCATAAGCATTTGTTGCAAGCTTAAAGCCGCTTGTATTTGACTCAACGATATAATAGTTTGTACCACCAGCTAAACCAGAAAGAACAGTTTGAGAAGCAGCATTAACATAGTTGACTATATCACCGTTGCTATATGGATTTGTATTTGGAGCAGTAATAAATCCAGTATAAGCATTAACAAAACTACCATTACCATTGAATGAATTGGTTGCTGTATTTACATAAGATGCATTTGAGCCAACTTCAAGTTTTGTAATTTGAAGATACTGCAGGCTTAATGTACTGTTTCCAGCAAGGATCTGATCGCCAATAGAAAAATTAGAAGATACAGTATTAGCAGATCCATTTGATGTGCCTAGGAATTTAACAGTTGCGCTGTCTGATCCAATTCTAAATTCAATTGCTGTATTAACTGTTGAATTAGATAGAGGGATATTAGAAGAAAACGAATTCGCGTTATCGCAAACAGAAACTCTAAGAGAATTACCCATTGCTCCAGGATACTTTGCTAGATATGCAATATCTGTGTCGAACGTACCTTCTTTTAAGAGATAAGCGTTTTCATTCTTGACAATTTGATCAGCAAGATTAGCAACAAAGTATGGAGCTGAAGCATTAGTATTTGCGCCTGTGCCAACTGCAGTATATGTTGTTTCTGAACGACCAAAATAAAGATTTGTGTTAGCAGAACTACCAGTATTAGTAGTGAATATATTTGAAGAAAGGATAACTGCAGTTGAGTTTACAGCTGCAATACTATACTGAGTACCAGAAGGGATTACACTAGAATTACCTGTCTGTGTAACATACATACCAACAGACAAATTAGTAGTATTACCGATAAGGATATTGTTAGATATGATAGTATTTGCTGTTACAACAAAATTAATATTTGATGGCGTAGTGCCTGTAGTATTTGCAGCACGAGAAATATAAAGGCTATTTGTATAAGAAAGGAAATTGGCAGCAGTGAAAAATGTTTCTGCATTGAACGATGTTGGCATGCCATATCTAGAAACAAGAGAAGCTTCGTTATCTACTAACAATCTCTGTCCGATCGGACCCCAACGGAATACACCACCAAATGCACCAACAGAACTGGAAACTGCGGGCACAACTGTAGTAAGATCGATTTCAGTAACGTTTACGCCTGGAGATAATTGAAAAGCCATAGTTTTACCCCTTTATTAGGTTGTATGATAGTTATATTTACCATTATTTATAATAATTCAATTTTAAGGGGATTTAGAAATTTTCTTGTGTGTTCCACATCCAACTATCTGGAACGATCCTTTCAATTGTTTCATCGTATTCATCTCGACCGTCGAACATGAAACCGAATGGTGACATGTCCTGTTCCATATCCTCTTCTGTTTTTTCACGAAGGGACATAAGCGTATTTATATTGGTATAATCTTTGAAATATTGCTGCTCCGAGAGCCAAGCGAAAAGAACAAGACACATAACCAAGTCATCATGTTTGCCAGACTCGGCTTCATAAGAAGTTCCCTTCTTAGAGAAAGTTGAGAGTTCATTGATTGTATGGAAATCGTTGACTATAAATTGGTTCTGTTCGATAAGAAGCTTAAGGATAGAACATCCAACCGACTTAACGATCTTGGTTGTTCTGATACCCTTGTCTACCGAGCCTCCACCAAATCCACCGGTGATACGTTTACCCGAACGACCAGCATTCTCAGTAAACAATACATGTTCGTAACCAAAATCATAATGTAATGAGTGAGAAACCTGCTCACCGATATCGTTAATTTCAACTAGAACAGATGCATTATTATATGCCTTAGCTGATCGGTGAATGAAGTCTGCATAATCTATAGGTGATATAGCATTGTTACGATATACGCATGCCTGTTGATATGGCATAGTTGTTACATCTATAAGTTGGAATGCAGAATAATCTAGACCTTTACCACGAGAAACGTCGCATAACATTATATAGACATGTTGGTCGATTGGTTGGATATATTGAATTAACCCTTCGCGTTCAACTAATGGCGTTTGATGGACTAACTCTTTAAGTTTCCAACCAGCAATAAGAGTACCAGAGCTACCAAGGAATTCACAATTATATTCCTGATCGAACTTTTCTAAGTCGAAGTTCATAGCAGCTAAAGTATCGTCTCTCCATTTTTCGTCTCGTCCAGGAACATCTTGCCACATAACTTGTATGTGTTGATATTGGTTACGTTTCTGTATAGCATTGACCCAGATGCTATAAAAGTGATTTAAGCCACAAGGTGTAGAAACCAGAACAATTTTAGATTCGCTACCTGAAGAAATCGTAGGATAAACAGAGGTGAAAAACTCATCCCAGTTTTCAATGAACGCCGCTTCGTCGATAAACAACATATTAATAGAATAACCACGGATTGAATCTGTGGATGTTGCAGAAGCGATAACACGAGAGTTGTTTTCTAATTCAAAAGAACCCTTGTTCCATTCCTTGATACCCTGTTGTAGCCATATAGGCAGGTGCTGGTAAGCAAGCTGAATACGTCCAAGAATTTCTCGTGCCGTATCGCCTTTGTTGGCGAGGAGGGCAACTGTTTTGTCTTTATGGAATATGATATACCAAAGAATAAAAGCGCAGGTAGTAGTCGATTTACCAGCCTGACGAGCAGTCGTTACAATATTGAATCGATTATTGGCGAACGATAACAACATTTCTTTTTGATAGGGGTAAAGCTTAAAATTCATAAGCCCCTTATCAACGTTAATAATTTTCATATATGTTTCAGTGAAATATATAACGTCCTGAGAACATCTTATATATTCTTGTACTAGTTCAGGCGTCCATTCGATAGCCTGATTTTCACGCTTGAGATTAACGTTACCATTATACCCAGTGCGTACATTATTAAACTGCAGATCCACCATTTTTCATGTTCTCGATTACTTTTTGAAGTTCTGCTGTAGAACCTACAAATAAATTGTTATGAATAGTTTTTGCTGTTTCGTTTGTTGGGGCGCTTGCAGCTGTAATTTTTCTAATGGTATTTTGTAATTCCATTAAATCTTTATTAGCTGCTAACATTGTATCCATTAACTTTGCCAATACTTCAAAAGCTCTTGGGTGTTGAGAACTGTCTGCTATTTGACCAAGCTTAAACATAGCCTCTTGACCATTCTGTATAACTTCATAGATATTAGCTCTGGCTGTTTCAAAGTCTGTTTTCGCAGAATCATCATGAGCATCAACAATCATGTTACTGATTGTGCTAGTTGAACTCATTGGCGTAACACCTAAAGCTTGGCCTATAGGATCGTTGTTTGCATTATCTGTCATTATATCTCATCTTCATTGTAAATCATTGTAACAAACCCAAAATCATCAGATACTTTTATATCAGCATATGGTATTGTCGATATAGAATTATTAGGCTGACCATAATAACTTATTGAGGTATTACCTGGAGTAAATCCTGGCTGCACTGTAACACGTTCGCCAACAGGAAGAGTTCCAGCAACAGTTGGTATTTTTCCATATTCAGTATCTGGTAGATAAAAATTAGTTTCAACGAATTTAATAATATTACCTGTTTTAACAGGACCATATATATAGCCTTTTAGAACAAAGTCTAAAGTCCATATAATTGCTCTACGATTTTGAAAAGCGCCATCATAATTATCAGTATATGCTATATCATTTAATATGATTGGGATATCCATTGTAACTTCCATTTCGGGAATAAGTTTTACAGTGGTTGTCCAATCAGGAGTAAAATAAGGAATGATCTGCTCGATTATTTTTGTACCGTCTTCGGCATTTTTAGCATAAACATAAACTTTAAATTCTATGTCATATGGAACTGGGTTATATTGATATTTTAACTTGTTAACATCTGCAACATTTTTGACAGCTATTTTATTAATAGTTGGTAGTTTTCTAGATCCATCATATCTCATCTTGCCCATTTCAAAAGAAATCATAGGCAATGGAGCTACAGCAGAAGCTCTATCAATATTTGGATCTTGTGTTACACGGGCAAGCATTTTGTCTTTTGGTGCATATGTAACAGGAACTTTGATAAGAGATGTTACATTACCAGCTTTATCTGTTCTTGTAATACGAATATTGTTGACGAGTGTTCCCATCAAGATAACATATTTTCTTATCATTGAAAAGTAGAATGGAGAACCAAACATTAAATTGCTCTTTCGCTGAACGGATCAAATGCAGTAAAGTCAACAAACATATCTGACTCTGATTGTATTGCATCATTGTTTGAAACAACAACAATATCTGTTACTGATGATTGTTCCATCACAATATACTCATCGTTTTCTGTTAATAGGTTGAATCCACTTTCATCCATGATATTCCAATCAAGAATATTGGTGCTGGATTTTGCTTGTAGAATATCAATTTCAGGTATGCCAGTATTCATTAATTCATTGGAATATTCGAACAACTCGCAAGTCATTTCCCAAGTTTGAAGAGCACCCAACTGGTAAAACATTTCGAACTTGTTGACATACTTAACCTGGAAACACTTTTTGTTCAATGGGAAATATATAAGGTCGCCTTCGTTTGGTCTTGGTTGTGTTGAGAAACTACCAACTTCCTCATTAAAGATACGCTGAGCAACAGAGAATATAACTTGGTCTCTAATTTCAAGGCCAAACTTAGACATAAAATTACCATCACCAGAAAACCCATCTACTGACTTGATGTATATTTCAATAGGATATGCGCTCTCATAACTTGATTGATCGTCTGCGCCATATACCTTATCGTAGTTGTTTAACTTACGAGGCATATACCACATGTCTTGACCATAAATTTTAATAGTTTCAATAATTAAATTCTCGAGAAGCAGCTGCTCCTGAGACGATTGGAAATTATTGAAGAAAAAGTTAGTTGCCATATTAGCCAATCATATCTGTAACAGGAAGTGAATAGCTATGGATCATTTCTTTTTCAAGCTCTACTCTTTCCTGAGTGGCTTCTTCATATATTCGTTGACCATTAAAAGTTAAACCACCTGGCATTTTCATACCATCAAATTTCTTTAAGTTGTTACCCCACTGTTGTTTGATCAAACATGCAGCGTAACGAAGCAACCAGCGATCAGACCAAGCATCAGTATAGATGTCTGGATTTACAATTTCATAAGCTTCGACTAAAAGGTATTCACCAATATCTACCCTATCCCAATCCATATCAACATATAAACGATTAACATGACGATTGTATCTTAATGGTTGTTGACCAACAAGTATCTGTTCAAGATTTTGAATATGAGTTAGCGCCATAACATATGGCACCATAGAAACAGAAGTTAAAGTGTACAGATCATTAAGAGCAATCTGATAACGAATATTGAATAGGTTATTGGTATTTAAACCACTACCAATAGGAAATATATTAACAGCGCCAATAATGTTTTCAGGTAGTGTGATGTACTTGTTGGTTTTATCTGTTTGTGTTACTTGCTGTTTATAAAATAGTTTTTCGGAACCATCAAAATGGTAATCCCAAAAATATCTCAAAGACTCATCAATACGATCATCTACCTGATCGTCATCAACGTTGATTTCGATAACAGGCTTACCTAAACGTCGTAGACAATTTTCTTTAAAATCTGATCTTGATGTTGGGGTTGCCATTTTACTGACCTTGAACCTTTCCGGAATCTTTAAAATAAACAGCAACCGACCCTGGATATACTGTAACATTAGCTATTTTGCCATTTAGTACTCTAACATAATTTTTACTCTCAAGTACTTTATCATTAACTTTTACTGTTCCAGTAACACAAACTATAACATTTTCTACGCCATCGCCTGTATATGTTTTTGTTGTGTTTTCTTTTAATAAAGTAGCATCATATATTTTAGTAGCAAGAATTGGGTTTATACAAAACCAAGTTCCACTAGTAGTAGAATTTGTTCGCATTTTATATGATGTACTGTAATAATCTCTAAAGTCGTATAGATTACCGCCAGATAATTCTTGTATTACTTTACCATCAGAATCTATTAAATCTGCATAACCTTCTATGCAATAACCCAATTGACTGAATACGCCATTACCTGTTGTCTCTTCAACAGTAAAAACAAACTCATCATTAGCAGTAATATGACCAACACAAATAGCAAATCCTTTACATATTTCTGCAGTGCTTAATACTTTCATATTGAAATCTCATAAGAGTTGTTTGCTGATAATTCAGAAATAGAATATGTTTGTGGTTTACCAACAAGCGATTTAAACTCATTAACATGAGAGAATTTGTTATTAAATGTTTTTTTATTTTTAATATCTTTTAGAGCGTTGATACCAGCTAATGATATTTTTTTTAAGATATCTGATGTTGATATACTTGAATCAAACGTATACGGTTGAAAATTGTAGATTGGTGTTTCATCTACACCATCTGAAAATTTAACATGCATATTATGATCATCGTCATAACTTACAATAGTAACAATAATATTGTCTGACATACTAATACCTTTTTAATTTATATTTATTAACCAGAATAACCTCTTCGGTCACCAGTAGCTGCCCAAATAACATTACCACCACCTACAACATAATAACCTGGCGCACCGCCGCCGCCACCATTATTACTTCCACCACCTGCATTGCCTGGATCACCACCGCTGCCGCCGTTACCTGCAGTTCCTCCACGCCATTCGCCATTACCACCAACAGTAAGAGTACCGCCATTATATCCAGAACCTCCAACATACCCAGCGCCGCCGCCTCCGCCTCCACCAGGATTAAATGCTGGTTTTGGTGAACCATCGCCACCATCATTACCACCACCGCCGCCTCCGCCTCCACCCCATAAAGCGCCATTGTTATATACAGTTGTTGAAGTATTAACTAATAATGCATTACCGCCAGCTCCGCCACCTCCTCCATTTCGACCTGCACCAGCTCCACCAGCTCCGATAATTGTTCCATTATTATACAATTCAGTAATATCACCGGAATTACCAGTAATAGTCATAGCATAACTGCCAGATGAAGAAGATCCGATTACCACACCGTTATTGATTGTGTATGTCGACCAAGTTTTTCCAGCAGAATAATTAGTAAGATAATTTCCAGTATCAATATTCGTTGTGGTCGAACCAAAAGTAACATTTAATTTTGCATGACCACGATAATTTGATGTTTTAGTTTGGGTGCCAGAAGATAAATTCTGACCAGTTCCTCCAGTAGAAGCTAATTTTCTTCCTTCTGCGTCATTAAGGGTAAACCTTGCATTTGAAGATCTACCAAGTTCTAAGTTTATTTGACTGAAACTTATTGAACCAGATGATGGTAAAGTCATTTGTTTTCTAACTCTTTAACTTTTATTTTTAACTCTTTAATAGCTTCAATTAGAATACCAACAATATTTCCATATGCTACTGATAGATTATCTCCTTCATGAACAACCTCTGGTAATATTTCTAACATTTCTTGAGCTATAACACCGGTACCTTTAGACCCAGTATCTTTTCTTGTAAACATAACACCACGCATTTTTGATACTTTTTCTAAAGCGTTTGTTATTGTCTTAACATCTGTTTTTAATCTGGAATCAGAAAACGCTGTTATATCACCAGTTGCAGTAAAGTTACCACTAGTGTCAATAGTAGCACGATCAACACCACCTGTACCAAAACGTATATTATAATTATCGATTGGTCCGATATATGGTGAAGATCCTTTTGTAACAAATATATCTCCACGAGAATTAATAGTACCAGCCACATCTAGTTTGTATGCTGGACTTGATGTTCCAATACCAAAATTACCATTAGAAACAAAATATGCGGCTGTTCCAATACCAAATGTATTTTGAGACACACCAGTATTATTGATTACCATACTGCCTATAATAACACTATTTGATAATGTTAGGTTATTCCCTAAACTGAGGCTGTTGGCTATTGTAACATTGTTTGTTGTTTTATTAAATATGAATCCTGCAGAGGCATTAGCAGTGCTAGAATCATTAAATTGAATTTGAGTGTTTGTTCCGGCTGTTGCGGTTGCCCAGTAAACAGAAGAACCGTTTGATATAAGCGCCTGACCTTGGGATCCATAAGAACCATTGGCGGAAATACCAGCAGTAGAGTTCATAACCACATTAGCATTAATAGAAGTAATGCCGCCAATGGAAACATTACCAATGGCGTTTACTGTGCCATTAAGGTATGTGTTTCCATTAACGCTTAATTTGTGATCAGGAGAGCTATTACCTAAACCTATGTTACCGTTAGTAACATAGTACGCAGATGTTCCGATACTTAAAGCATTGGCTGTGTAAACAAAAGATGTACTGTTAACAGTAAAACTATTGTTAACTACTAATGTATTCTTTACTACAAAACTGTTATCTGCCATTTTGGTTCACTATCCCCTTATTGGTTTTATTCTATTTATAAAGATGGTATCTCAACTTCTTGCCAAGATGTAGTTGCTTCTTCCCAAACATATATATGACCATCAGTTGGATAAGGTACTGGTGCTTCCCAAGTCCATGTATCATGCGACAAAGTCCAGCTATCATATGGACGAGGTGCATAGAACACATCATTGATATTATCATATGTGTATCCAATACCAGCATAGTTGCCACGTAATGCTTCACCACCATCTGGCTCATTTGAGTTTGGTGCATAGTGAACATTACCTCTTGTATTATATGAGGTTTGAATCCACTGACCAGGAGATGAATCAACAAATGTGTCGAAGAAGTCTGGTTCCGCAACAATCACCTGTGATACTTTTCCGTCTACTACTTTTGCAAAATGTCCCATTGTTTAGTTCTCCTTTGAGTTAATAATATTCTTTAATTATAATGATACCAGAACCACCACCACCACCTGGCCACACACCACCAGAACCACCACCACCACCAGCACCTACTGTATATGCATAAGATGCTGCTGGACTTGATATGTATGCTTCGACATATCCGCCAGAACCTCCACCATGACCAGGAGATGTTGATGCGCTACTATTGCCACCACCGCCACCACCACCACTACCGCTATTTGTGGCAGCAGCTGACGCACTACCGTTTACCGAACCACTACCAGCGCCGCCAAATGGTGATGTACCACCAACACCACCTCCAGTATAAGCAATTACAGCAGAGCCAGCACCACCACCTTGACCGCCAGAAATAACAATTCCGCTATATCCTCCTAATGTGCCACTACCGCCAACACCACCTACAGAAGCGTAATATGTATTATATCCACCTGTACCACCATATGCTTGTGCTGCACCAAAAATAGTATTGGCACCACTACTTGCAACAGAACCAGAAGCGGCAGCAAACGAACCTCCACCACCAGCACCACCACCAACCATACGAATTTCTAATTGAACAACGCCAATTGGTGTGGTATATGTTCCAGAACCAGATGTTAGTATTGTTTGCGACATTGATTTTTTGACGACACTAACAGCATAATTCTCTTCAACAATAATAACACCAGAACCGCCACCGCCGCCAGCACCACCAGAAGTTCCAGCTGATCCACCGCCACCTCCAGCGCCTACGGTATATGCATATGATGCTGCGGGACTTGATATGTATGCTTCAACATATCCACTAGCGCCACCACCAGAGCCAGCGCCAGCGTTTGAACCTTGGTTCCAATTTCCGCCACCACCGCCAGAACCAGAATTTGTAGCTCCAGCAGAACCATTTTTTACCACTCCAGCGTCACCATTTGGTTGTCCACCAGCACCGCCGCCACCAAATGGTGATGTACCACCATTACCACCACCTGGATAATATGAATATGCTGCATTAGTTCCACCACCACCCGATAGTGCTATACCAGTAGCGCCTGAACCAATAGATGCAGTTCCTCCTATACCTGGAAGACCATTATTTGGTACACCAGCACCACCTCCACCAGCAGTTAATAATGATGTTCCAAATGTTGTGTTAGCACCAACACTGCCATTTCCTGGACTGCCGCTACCAGAACCACCACCGCCGCCTCCACCACCAACCATACGAATACGCAACCAAGCAACACCTGATGGAGTATAATATGTTCCAGAACCAGATGTTAGTATTGTTTGTGTTTGTGTTGCTGATCTTGCTATTGCGGAGAATGATGAGAATGGAGCGTACTGAGTTGCTACGACATTACCATTATTAGTTAATATATATGCATTTGATGATGAGTCAGTAAATCCTGGACCGTTGCAAGTTAATATAACAACCTGAGAACCAGATACCGCTGCTATATTAGTTCCAGCTGCTTGGGCTGTTCCTAATGGGCTTGTTGGTGGAGTAAATGCACCTGTATATATTGCAACGCCATTTGTTACACGCACATTTGAAATATAACCAGTTGTTGATCTTGTTGTTAATCCAGGTGCATAGCATGAAGAACCTACATAAAATAAATTAGTTGCTGTTACTGTAGCCGAACTTGTACCAGTAGCTGAGGACACGCCATTTATCCACAATGTAAAAGAAGAACCACTTTTAGTTACCGCTACGTGATACCAAGTATTAAGTGACATTGTTGGACCAGTTAAAACTGGGGTATTAAAATCAGACCAGAAAAAACGAAAAACACCACTCGTTTCAATTTGTAATGACATTACGTTTGGTGATATTGTTGTAGCAGCGCCTTGTGAAACAATAACGCTTCCGTATGTGGCTGCTGAAAAAACTGTAAATCTAGTCCAACATTCGATTGTAAAATCACCAAGTAAACTGACAGCTGTTGTACTTAAATAATTGCTACCATTAAACTGAGCACTATAAGCACTCACTGGTATTGTAGCTGCCCAATATGAACTTGCGCTACTACCCGCTGAAACTAACACCTGACCAGCTGTTCCTGTAGTAGCTGGGGCAACTTGACCTAATACTGATAATTGTTGATTGTATGCCATAACTTACCCTTAAGCTGTTGGTTCATCTGGTGGTAGTGGAGTATTACCTTCAGCTAACCACAGTAGATATTGCTGGTAATCTGTGTTTGCTTCATCAAATGGAATAAACGCTCCATCTGATAAACGAAGAACAGTCGGTGTTAAATTTAGTGGATTAAAAAGTAATTTATACATATTAATTATAACTCCGCATTAGCTGTCCAACCAAACCCAGCAGCGTTACCATGATTAGAAGATTGAAAAAACGATCCAACAGATGGAGAAACTGCACCACCTGTTCCACCATTAGGGAGAACTGTCATTGTTGGTGAAGTTCTTTTTCCAACTCTGAAAGGCCAGCTTGGATAATTTGTTGTTGCTGTTGTAGTAAAAATGTATGTACTTGTACTAGCAGCTGCAGCAGTACCGTCTCCATTACTGTTTTCAAAATATCTCTGACATAGATTTAATTCTGTACCATATAGTCTACGTTCAAACGGTGTTGCTACTGCTCCAGTTTCTAATTGTGCTGTACCAATAACCCATGTACCAGAAGTTTGAGCACCAACTGAGAACACTACTTCAATACCAGTAGTGGCAGCAGCTGGTATTGCAATGTTAGTTGAATACTTAGTAAGTGTACTATTGATAGTAAATGTTCCAGTGGCAATTTGTGTTCTTGTTGGGGATGCTAATGTTCCAAATGTATCCGCAGTTGATGCGTAATAAGCTGTCCAAGTAACCGTTGTCAATAAACTGTTTGAAAGCAATACACTGAGAGTTGCTGTTGTTCCAGCAAGATCATAACAATTAAGAGCTTCAATTCTTTGACCAAATCCAATAGCCGTAACAGAAGCAGCGCCAGTAAATTGATAGTTATATTGAGATGATGCTGTTGAACCAGCAACACGTTGACCAGTTACGTTAGCGCCCGTACAATAAGCATACCAGCGGTCAACAGTATACGCTAAAGCAGCTGCAGCTGTTATTGTTTGGGAAGCACCACCGTTTCTTTGATCAATAGCCATTGCGCCATTGATAAATTTGTTTCTTTGACTAAGACTTTGCGCTGTTCCAACCGATGTTCCATCAGCAAAGTTAATAATGTTGTTATTATTAATAGTCACATTAGTAAACGTAGGCACAATACTAGTTGATACTGGTGCAGAACCATTATTAGTTATCGTAAATGCGTTTGTTGAACCATCAATAATCGTTGGTCCGTTACAAGTGAGTAGTGATGTTTGTGTGCCAGTGATTGCTTGGATATAGGCACCAGATGCTGATTGTGTTATTGCTAGTGGACTTGATGGTACTGTGAAGTTAGATGTGTAAACAGCAAGACCTTTAACAACACGAACATTAGAAATATAAGCAGACGTATAATTTACTGGACCAGATGCATGTTGAGCGCCAATCCACAATGTAGTATCGCTTCTTCCTAATGTTCCAGCAAATGTTTGAGTTGTAGCTAATACACCATTAATATAAATTTTTATTGATGAACCTATTCTAACAGCCGCAATATGATACCATGTATTAAGGGATAAAGTTGAACTATTTACATATGAACTACCATCGTAATATAATTGTAAAACTCCTGAAGTTATAAAACCTATTTGCCAATTTCCTGCTCCTGTTGTTCCAGCAACATACTGATCCAAAATAACAGGATTGCTTGCAAAACTTGTAATATATGCAAAAAATTCTATAGTAAAATCAGCAGTCATTTGGAATGCCGCATTTGCTGGAATACTCAAATACTGAGAACTAGCAGTAGTAAACTGTGTACTATAACTAACAGGCGTGATCGAACTATAAGTTGTTGGTACAGTTCCAATAACATCAATCAATGCTCCACTCAAAGGAGCAATAGCAAACACTACAGTTGAACCGTTCGTTACTGTTACATCAGTACCATTGCGAAGTAATACACCGTTAACAAATACAGAAATAGCATTAGCAGTATATCCACCAGCAACAGCAAATGTTGTTGTTGATCCATCACCAGTAAACTGTTGTCTGACAGCTGTTAGTGATGCTGTTGGTATTGATACTGTTGTTGATGTGAATGGGGATAGAGTGGCTGTTGTGGTAACAGGACCAGTATTTGTTAGTGCAAAAACGTTTGTTGAAGAATCTGATGTTGGTGTAATAGCATTACAAACAAGTAATGATGTACCAGATATTGCAGATAATGGAGATGTTGGTGGTGTAAATGCTGAAGTATAAACAGCTGTTCCTTTTACCATTCTCCAATTAGAAATAAACCCAGCATATATTACAGCGCCATCAAACCTACAACCAATATTAACATAGCCTTGATTGTAATTTGTTGTATCAGCTGAACCATATGTAGAAGCTAATACGCCGTTGATATATAATTTAACATTACCAGTGCTACTTCCGCTTCTAACTAATGCGATATGATACCATTGATTAGCAACTATAGTTCCAGCAGAACTTGTAACTAAATTATTTTGTGCATTTAATATTCCATATACAGTAATTGATCCATTAGCTTGAAGGGATATTTGCAAAGCTCCATTACTAGATTGACCTGCGCCAGCTGGTCTACCATCAAATATTACTTGAGCAGCTATTGATGGTGAATACATCCAAAATTCAACAGTAAAATCACCAGAACCCATTTGTAAAGTTGTGCTATTTGAAAGGTTAGTTAAATAACTACTTCCATTAAACTGCGAACTATAATTATATCCAGGTGACAATGCACCCCACTGTACACCAGTACCAGTTGATACTAATGCTTGTCCAGATGTACCAACTGATCCGTTAGCAGTGAGTGAACCAGTAATAGCAAGGTTAGCAACTGATATTGATGCACCGTTAGAAAAACCACCAGCTGCTGTTGACCAATAAACATTACCACCAGCCGATGATGTTAGTACTTGACCAGAAGTACCAGCACCACCATTAGCAATGATGGCACCATTGACTGAAACGTTAGCGGTATAAATATGAGTATTAGTAAAAGTAAATTGTGCAGCTGTATTAATTGCGCCTCCGAGAGGAGCTCCACCCACATATACAGCAGAAGAATTAACCACAACGTTAACAGAGCTATTACCAACAGCAAGCACAGAAGAGTTAGCAACAAATCCACCAGTTGTAGTATTACCATAACCGCCAACATTGAATGAAGTAGATATATTTGAGTTACTTGTGAATGTTAAAGTGTTAGCTGTTGTATTAACAGACACTATATTTGCAAGTAGAAATAACTGTTGATTTTGTGACATTACTTACCTATTCTGGCTTTGGAAATGTGTTCTTTACATTCTGTATATATTCTTTCCAACCATCAATACCAACATCAAATATAATTGCTAGTTGTTCTTCGGCAGTTGGATAGTGATCTTTTCTTACTAATCTATAATCAGTTTCAGATGCATATGTTTTTTGACTGAGTTCATATGCATCTTTTAATTGTTTGTAACTTGGCTTTGGATAAAATGCATCGTCCCATACGATGTTCTCGTATTCGACACCACCCTCAAAATGCCATTTGGCTTGAGGCATCATAAACATAATTGCTCCTAATATATTCATATTGCCCTCTTAGTAATAAAATACAACGACGCCAGGACCACCTTGTGCTGATTCGTCACCACCATAACCATACTGCAATACATTATCTACTTGTAAATCTGAGTCTTGACTATTTGCTGGGGTTCTATAATTACCAGCGTATGTAGCGCCAAACAAAGCAGAGCTATGAATAAAACCGCTACCACCTCCGCCACCGCCCATACTATTACTACCACCGTAACAGCCAGAACCACCACCATAATAACCACCACCTCCACCACCACCATAGCAGTTTGTATTTTGATGCGTACCACCCTGACCTGCGCTACCAGCACCACCTGTTGTATTAGAACCAGTACCAGCAGCACCACCAGCAGATTGAGTTCCACCTAATCCATATTGTGTGGTTGTATAGTTACCTGATCTACCTCCAGGTTGACCAATTAATCCACCACCAGCACCACCATTATTAACAGCAAATCCGTTACAAGCAGCACCACCGCCGCCGCCACCAGCATACAATGCATATACGCTTGCGCTGATTGATGGAATTCTTATACTTGAACTACCGCCGCCGTTGGCACAATATTGATTATCGCCGCCACCAGTCGAAGCACCACCACCATCTGGATATGCAGTTCCAGCACCTGGTCTATCAGTACCTCTGCCACCAGGACGTATTTGTACAATTTCTCCTGGAACCACATTAAACAACGCATGAGTAAATCCACCGCCACCTGCCTGTGCGCCTTGTCTCCAACCACCATACGAACCTCCACCACCACCAGCACCCCACATCTTAACAAATATTCTTGTTACACCAGTTGGCACTGTCCATGTATTTGCAGCTTCATTGTAGAACGATACTTTAGTTTTATTAGTTGGTGTAATGATACCGCCTTCGTTTTTAAACTGAAAACCATATGCGGTAAACATTTGTCTATTGTTAGTATTATCAAACAGCATACCAAGATTGCCAGTTGATGAATTATACGCATCAGCACTGGTGCTATTCATTACGATATTGGTGAATGTTGGAACTATTGATGTTGATACTGTTGCTGCACCGTTGTTTGTTATTGTAAATGCATTAGTTGAACCATCGATGATTGTTGGTGCATTGCAAGTAAGTAAGCTGGTTTGTGTGCCAGTAATTGCCTGAATAGTTGGACCACCGTATATTTGTGTCGCTTGAAGTGGTGATTGTGGTACTGTAAAATTGCCTGTATATACACCAACACCTTTAGTTATGCGAAGGTTAGAAATGTAACCTTGATAGTAAGCCGATGCAGCATCATTACCAATATAAGTAGCGCCCTGTAGAAAATTATAGCTATTAGTAGTTGAGGTAATTAATACACCATTGTAATATAATGATAACGTTGTTCCAATTCTAACAGCAGCAACGTGAGTCCAAATATTGAGAGTTGGTAAGGTAGCAGTCGCTAATTGGTCTGCTACGGAATAAGCTCTAACAACAAAATTAGTACCATTTGTTCCAAAAAACATTCCACCTGTTACAGCAGAAATAAATATTGGCGCTGCAGTAGATGTTTTCCAATTTGAAGAATTAACCCAACATTCAATAGTAAAATCGCCAGTACCAAAAGCAAATGCAGCATTAGAAGCTAATGACAAATATTGACTACTGCCATTAAACTGTGTACTATAACTAACAGGTGTAATCGCACTATAGCTCGTTGGCACAGTTCCAGTAACATCAATCAATGAACCGTTTGGTGGTGTGATACCAGTGAATGTTATGAACGAACCAGAAGTAACAGTAACATCTGAACCATTACGGGCAAGAACACCGTTAACGAATACTGATATTGTGTTTGGTGTATAACCACCAGATATGTTAAACTGTGTTGTTGAACCATCGCCAGTGAACTGTTGTCTTATTGCTGTTAATGCAGTTGTTGGAACGTATACAGCTGATTGAGGAAATGAAGTTGGGTATGTGGTTGCTGATGCTACTACTGGTCCAGTATTTGTAATAGCAAGTGCATTTGGAGATGCATCAGTTAGTGTCAATGCGTTACAAGTAAGTAAGCTAACCTGTGATGATGATACAGCAGCAATATTTGTACCAGAGCTTTGTGATACTGATAGTGGAGAAGTTGGAACAGTAAAGTTACCTGTATATACTGCAAGCCCTTTGATAACACGAGCATTACTTAAATAACCTGTATAAACGGTATCTCCACTTAGGTTAGAAAACCCAATTGAAAACGGAAAAGAACCGCCACCATCAACTGAAGTTGCACTTGTTGCTGAACCACTAGAAGTTCCATCTACATAAATTGTATATGTATTACTACTTTTAACAATTGCAACGTGATGCCAAGATCCATTATTTAAATTTGTAGCGGTTGTACTAACTATTGTTGAAGAAGTATTATTTGTTGCAAAACCAATTTTTCCAGTTGCTACATCATTAAATGAAATAACCCATCTATTAGCAGCCCAAGGACCACCAGCTCCATTACCCATAATTCTACAATTAGTTGTCGATGTACTATTCATCCAAAATTCAATAGTAAAATCGCCAGTACCAAAACCTAGAGAAGAACTTGCAGCCGTTGTTAGATAACTACTACCATTAAACTGTGCGCTATAGTTATATAATGGTGTGGTTGATCCCCAATAGGCATTGTTAGCTCCACCAGAAACAAGTATCTGACCAGCCGTGCCAGTCGAACCGTTTGCTGATAATGGTGTAGCAATTTTTACTTGCGTTGCGTTGGCAGTGAAATATGTGTTTACGTTGAGAGCAGTATCAACGTTAGCTGTTCCATATATTCTTGTGCCATCTTGAAGTTTTGCCATATTGGTCTACCTATTGCTTTCAATTATTTATTAGAATGAAAAACTGCCTGAGCTTGTCCACTTATATATTTTATACCCGCCAGAAACAGTTAGTGTTGGTGAACCTGTTGTGTTGGTGATGTTTGGAAGGTTGTCAGCATAACGAAGCATAAAGATACCTGATCCACCTCCACCGCCAGCACCACCTCCATTATATCCACCGCCGCCACCAGTACCTGTGTTCACACCAGCTGTTGCACTGTTACCACCATAACCACCAGCTGCATAAGTTGTTGACGTGCCACTAAACGATGTTGTTGTTCCAGGTCCACCGTTTCTATCACCATTTGCTGGAGAACCAGTAGAACCACCGCCGCCGCCACCATAGCCGCCAGTTGATCCAATAATACCACCGCCAGGAGCTCCATCATAACCCTGTCTTGGTGCATCTACATATGCTGAACCTGGATACACACCCTTACCAGGAACACCATAACCAGCTTGTTGTGAAACACCACCACCAGAACCACCGTTACCAGCTGGAGACCACAAAGCGCCACCACCGCCGCCGTATAATGTTATCGATACGCCTGTACCAACAATAGTGGTATTAGTTCCCTGAGTACCGTTGGTGTTATTACCAGCACCACCAGCTGCTCCAGCGCCAATAGTAATGGTATATGTAACACCAGCAGCTACAGCAAATGTGCTGTTAAGTAAACCACCAGCACCACCACCACCTGTATCCCACGGAGATCCATAACCGCCACCAGAACCTCCTCCAGCAACTGCTAGATATTCAACCGCAGTTGGAAAGAACTGAGTAATCTCATCATATACACCAGAGACAACCATACTTCCATCGTTCAATATTCGTTTTGATGCGTATGTAAGAGCAGCTGACGCTGTAGTAGCGGAACCAGTATTAGTTATAGTGAAAGCATTTGTAGAGTTATCAACAATTGTTGCTGATTGACAGGTAAGGAGAACTGTATTAGTGATTGGGTTTAGTGGTGCTGTTGGCGTAAAGTCTGTTGTGTATAATGCTGTGCCTTTGAGGACACGAAGGTTTGAGATATTTCCATAAAAATAACCAGAACCACTCTGTTGTCTACCTATCAAACTTGGTTGAGTAGATCCATAATCAGAAGAGATACCAGTGAAAGTTGATACTACTACACCGTTAACAAATAATCTCAATGTAGTACCAGATCTTGTTGCTGCTACATGATACCAAGTATTTAAACTAATCAAGCCTGTTGAAGATGTTCTATCTGTATTGTTTGGACCATCATAAAAATTCAATGCACCAGAACTAAAAACAGCAAAAACATAAGCAGAAGCAGTGTTCCCAGTTCTCGCATCATTAATTGTATTAGTTGCAGTTAAATTTGTAACATATACCCAAGCTTCAATAGTAAAATCACCAGTACCAAATCCTAATGCCGCATTAGATGTTGTTGTCAAATACTGAGAGCTTCCATTAAAACTTACACCATACTTGTTATTTGTTATTGATACCTCATCAAACAATGACGCCTGTAACGTAGCATCAGTCAAATAACGATTGGCAGTATGCGTTGGTAATACAGATGATTGCACTGTTGCAGAACCATTATTAGTTATAACGAATGCATTGGTTGAGTTGTCAATAATTGTAGATGATTGGCAGGTAAGTAATGATGTGTTCGTGATAGCGTTTAATGGTGCTGCTGGAGGTAGGAAGTTTGTTGTGTATAATGCTGTGCCTTTTAGGATACGAACATTGGATATATTACCTGTAAAGTATTGAGTTGATATACCACCAACATTCATTACTGTTTGTGCGTAATTCGTATTATCAGTTGCGGTTGTGCCATATTGCGTTCCATTTATAAATATTTTAGTGCTACCTGATAATCTTGTAACTGCAATATGATACCATGTAGTTAAAGAAAAACTAAAACTAGCAGTAGCTGTATCGCCAACTCCGTACGGATTGATAGAAATACTTGTAGGTGTTGTGCCTCTAAAACCTAATATAAACCCACCCGTTGTAGTCGCACCATATATTGTTGCATAAGAATTATTTTGAACTCCAGTTAAATATACCCAACATTCAACTGTATAATCGCCTGTACCAAACGCTAGAGAACTACTAGAAGCTAAACTTAAATAATTACTACCATTAAACTGAACAGCATACTTACTTCTTGGTATGGTGATCTCATCCATAGCTCCACCGCTAGTATAGAAATCACCGTTGGATAATAATCTAGCTGTAGGCATTAACCAAACACCGTATCTAAGCCACCAACTGATTGATTGTAATATGTATATACAACGCTAACGTTTGATGTATTGGCAAACCCAACTCGGCTGGCTGTATATATGTTACCGTTAACACCAAGACCACCAACGATTGTAATTGCGCCTGTTGAGTTGTTACCAGATGCTGTTGTATTAGAGAATGCATATGAAGCTGCGGTATTAACGCCAGCCGCTGCAGCTGCCCAGTATACGTTACCGCCAGCTGATGACGTTAGTACCTGACCAGAAGAACCAGCACCACCGTTGGCAATAATGGCTCCATTGACTGAAACGTTAGCTGTGTGAACTGTTGGATATGTTGTTGTTAGCTGAGTAGCATTGGCAATAAAACTTGTGCCAACTGTATAAGATGCAGCGTTAACAGTATTTGCTAAAATTGCACCAGTAAATGTAATTGTATTAGAAAACGATTGCGTATTAGTCCAAGCGTATTGAGCAGCAGCGTTTGTTCCACCACCACTACCAAGAGCAACGCCACTAACATAAACAGATGATGAGTTAACAACAACGTTAACAGAGCTATTACCAACAACAAGAATATTTGTAAACGTGGCTGTGTTAGCTGCTGTATTTACAGTTAAGTTGTTAGCAAGAAAACCTAATTGTTGAATCTGTGTCATTGTTTACCTTTAAGCCGTATAAGAACCAGATGCTGTGAATGTTAATATTTTATTAGTACCAACTGTAGTTACTGTTGGTGAGCCAGTAGTTGTTCCAGTATAATTTGCTGTTGGAATAGATAGAATAACGATACCAGAACCACCAGAAGCTCCATGTGTATATGATGTGCGAACGTTGTGACAAACATCACCACCACCGCCACCTCCTGTGTTAGTTGTACCAGTGCGTGAAAGAGATCCTGTAGATCTACCATTTGC